ATGCTTGGCAATGTCAGGCGCAAGACGCTATGGACAAAGCAAGGGGAGTGAAATGAACCAAGTCGCTCGTAACAACGATCCGTCAACGAGTTGGGCGGCAGCTGACTCTGCAAAGGCTCTAGCGGCTCAACACGCCACAATAATCATTGCAGCCTTAGTTAGGTATGGGGCGATGGGAAAAGACGGTATAGCGCAGATTACGGGGCTTGATGGCAATCAGGTTGCCAGGCGGCTGAGTGAATTAGAACGCAATCACGAGATCCTGCTGACTGGTCGCAATGTGCAAAGCAAATCAGGTCGGGCCGAGAGGGAATGGAAAGTAATGCCGAAACAGATGGATTTGATATGAGTTACATCATTGGAAACTTACCACCAATTAAATGTTTTGTGCGGCGTGAGTATTTGTATAACTTTGAGAAGGGCCACGGTGAGCTTGAGCCTTGCATCTGGGTAAGTATTAAAGCAATCCGTGGGCAAGTGTTCCGCATTGAAAGTTTGCTGCCACGGTACGGCGCTTTGTACGACAAGCTGCCGATCCAAGCCTACGTTTGGAATACTAAGCATGGCGATTTAGATTTTGACATTCTGCAACTTTGGGATTGCATGGGTTACAGGTTCACCGTGCATGAAAAAATCGGTCTGCGTAACCTTGGGGTTAAATTTTTAGGTAAAGACAAAGAATGGCACTTTGGTAAATATTTGTTTACGGTAGACTTTTGTGCTGACGGTATGGATGTTGACACAGGATTTACTGAAGTTGCTGAAGAACACAAATCATTTAATTTTATCCGGTTAGATAATGGGCAGTTTGCAGCACAGCCTAACAACCGATGCCTTTGGTACGACCAGTCGCTTATTCCATCTGAAACAATGTTCCCTGATTTCCAAGCATCACGCCATATTTGGACTGTTGACGGGTCACGCAAATGGGCAGCGGGTGACGATTGGTTTTACGACATTGGGGAACGGCATGAGTGAATATTCGCCACATCCTGCCATAGAATACATTTGGGACAATGCACCAGCCTATGCAAAAGCAAAAGGCGAACTGGCACAACTGGAGGCGTTCAAGTCAAGCCTAAAAGCTATCTTGATGAAAGAATCGGGCGAAACTAGCATTGGAGGCCAAGAGCGAGAGGCTTATGCTAACCCAAAGTATCAAACCCATTGTGATGCAATTGGGGCAGCAACCGAGCAGGCCGAGTTGCTTAAATGGCGCATGACAAGCGCACAAATGCGATTTGACGCATGGAGAACAGAACAAGCCAGTAACCGACAAATTGAGAAAATAACAAAATGATCGATTATTCTGAAAGCCTAATTAAACTGACCGCAATGCAGAACCAATACCGAAAACTTGTATTGCAGGGTAAATATGACGCAGCAGCTGACGTTGCTGTGGATATGCAGATTGTGGTTGTAGACTTGCAACAATGGACTGAGGCTCAAGTTGACCAAAGCGCAACGTAAACACTTTGAGAAACTGGCTAACCTTGGTTGCTCACTTTGCAGGCACTTGGGATATGGGGAAACGCCAGCCCACATTCATCACATACGACGATTAGGAATGAAACGTGAAAATGCGCCGGTTATACCGTTATGCCCAAATCATCATACCGGCAATGATGGGTTACATGGACTGGGCAAAAAGGCGTTTGCTCAAAAGTATGGGGTTACAGAAGAATATTTATTAGCCCAAACTGAGGCGTTATTGTGAATCCGTACCTAATTACAGAGCCAACGTGCATTAGTTTCAGCGGTGGCAGAACGTCAGCCTATATGCTGTACCAGGTATTGCAGGCCAATAATGGATTGCCTAGCGATGCTGTGGTCTGCTTTGCCAACACAGGCAAGGAAGATGCCGCAACATTAAAGTTTGTTCACGACTGCGAAACAAATTGGAGCGTACCGATTGTTTGGTTGGAGTTTAAAAACGCAGATGAAGTTAAAGATAGATGGCAACAGGTAACTTACGAAACCGCTAGTCGCAATGGCGAGCCGTTCGAAGCAATGATTGATCGTAAAAATTACTTGCCCAATACCTTTGCCAGATTTTGCACGCAAGAATTAAAAATTATTCCTATCAATAAATACTTGGCAAGCATTGGCATCAAAGATTTTGTGACGTTTGTTGGTATCCGTGCTGATGAGCCAAGGCGTGTAGCTAAGATGCGTAACAATAAGGATATAAAAGAAACTCCACTTGCTACGGCAGGCGTTAGTGTCAATGACGTACTAAAGTTTTGGAACAACCATTTGTTTAATTTAGACACCGTGACAGTTAACGGCAATTCTTTGTTAAGCAATTGCGACCTGTGTTTCTTAAAGAAAACAAATCATCTACTATCGCTCATTAAAGACAAGCCTGAACGTGCCGTATGGTGGGTGAGGATGGAACAAAAGATTGGCGCAAGTTTTAACCAAGCTCACCCTAGCTACGCAAGCATGGTCAAGTTTGCGGCAGATCAAAAAACAATATTTGACCCAGATGAAGAAGGCATTGCCTGCTTTTGTGGAGATTGATGAGAGCAAAAAGAGTTGACGTTAATCAAAGAGAGATTGTTGCTGCGCTGCGGCAATTAGGCTTTTCTGTCACCGATTTATCAGCCGTAGGTAAAGGTTGCCCAGACTTGTTAGCGGGTAAACATGGGGTTACTTACTTATTTGAGATTAAACGGGACAACAAAGCAAAATTTACACCGCAGCAAATCGAATGGCAAAACGGTTGGAAAGGTGGTATTTTTGTTAGAATTGAGTCTATTGACGATGTTTTAGCATTGTGAGGCCATATGGACTATCCTGCCGTTTTCGTTGCAACCTTGTTCCATAGCGGGACAAACGCACACTTTATGCACTTGCAAACAGATTCTTATGCCAAGCATAAAGCGTTGCAAAAATACTACGAAGGTATTATTGATCTGACCGACAGCTGGGCCGAAGCGTACCAAGGCTGCTATGAGCAAATCAAAAGCTACCCTAAAGACTTCCACCTTGCAACAGACCCAGTTAAATACATCACATCTGTTAAAGCGTTTGTAAAGGACATTCGGGACGAGTTGCCTAAAGACACAGAGCTACAGAACCTGATCGACGAGATTGCGGGACTCATTGACTCAACACTTTACAAGCTAAAGGCGTTCAAATGAGCAAACACGGATTATATGCGGCAATTCTTGCTAAACAGGAACGCATCAAAGCAGGCAGCGGTGAGAAGATGAGAAAGCCAGGTGATCCAGGCGCACCCACCGCTAAAGACTTCAAAGAATCAGCCAAAACTGCCAAGGACACCAAGAAATGACAGCGGCTTGGCAACGCAAAGAAGGGCAAAATGCAAGCGGCGGTTTAAATGCCAAAGGTCGAGCGAGTGCCAAAGCAGAGGGCATGAACCTCAAACCACCAGTTAAGTCAGGCGATAACCCAAGACGAGCCAGTTTTCTCGCACGAATGGGCAATATGTCAGGGCCAATGGAGAAAGACGGGAAACCCACTAGATTAGCCTTAGCCTTAAAAGCATGGGGCGCATCAAGTAAGGCAGATGCAATTGCTAAAGCACATAATATTAGTGAGCGCAATCATGCCAAGTAAATCTGAAGCGCAACAACGTACAATGGCTGCTGCGGCGCACAATCCTGAATTTGCAAAGAAGATGGGCATACCAGTAAGCGTAGCTAAAGACTTCAATCAAGCAGACAAAGCCAAGAAAACAGCAGCATTGTTAAGCAAAATGAAAAAGTAAACTACACAACCTCATAGACTTAAACTACCACAATTGGGTAAGTAATGAAGATCGAACAAGTCGCAGTCACGGCGTTAATACCTTACGCTAAGAACAGTAGAACGCACGATGACGCACAAGTTGCCCAAATAGCGGCAAGCATCAAAGAATTTGGCTGGACTAACCCAATATTGATCGACGGGGATAAGGGCATCATAGCGGGCCACGGCAGGCTTTTGGCGGCTCGAAAGCTAGGGATGGTAGAAGTACCAGTCATTGAGCTTAAAGACCTAACACCTACGCAAAAGAAAGCCTACATAATTGCAGACAACCGATTAGCGTTGAACGCAGGGTGGGATAACCAGATGCTTACCATTGAGCTTAACGAGTTACTTGCAGATAAGTTTAGCTTAGACTTACTAGGGTTTAATGCAGACGAGCTGAATGCGCTGCTAAACCCAGTAGAGATAAACGAAGGCCTAGTTGACGAGGATGAAGTACCTGAACCACCACCAGAGCCGATCACAAAGCTCGGTGACGTTTGGCTGCTAAGCAATCATCGGCTTATGTGCGGGGATAGCACTAGCATTGACGCTGTGGATAAGTTGATGGATGGGCAGAAAGCCGATATGGTTTTTACCGATCCTCCTTATGGCATGACTTACGGGGGGGGGGCGCTCGCAGGTTCGACCCCAAAAGGTGCGCTTGTGAAAGCACACGGAATGATTCTAGGCGATGACAAGAGGGGTGATGACTTAATCGCGCTTGTGCGTGATGCGTTGGCATCTGCGGTTGCTTCGAGCAAATCCGGCTCTGCAACTTATGTCTGCTTTCCTTGGCGCACTTACAGCGAGTTTGAAACCGCGATGGAAGAGTGCGGATTAAAAGCATCTGCCTGCATCGTATGGGATAAGAAGTCTATTGGGCTTGGAAATGCCAACTACCGTCCGCAGCATGAATTTATCTTCTACTGCAAAGGCGGCGCATGGTATGGAGACAAAGCGCAGTCGGACGTTTGGAGTCTGAGTCGTGGCGCGACAGGCAAGTATGTTCACCCTACACAAAAACCTGTTGAGCTAATTGAGCAGGCTTTGAATAACAGCAGCAAAGGCGGGGATACCGTTCTCGATGTTTTCGGCGGCAGCGGCTCGACCTTAATCGCTTGCGAGAAAATAGGAAGGCACGCTCGGCTGATGGAGTTAGACCCGAAATATTGCGACGTAATCGTCAAGCGGTGGGAAAACTTCACAGGCAAGAAAGCAGTACTTTCGGAGTTATAAAATGGCTCAAGGTATAAAACACAAGCCAACTCAATTAGACAGGGATACGGCAAAGCGTTTATCAGCACTTGGTTGTCCACATGAGGACATTGCCATTCGCTTAAAAATCTCATCTGACACATTGATTAAGTATTACCAAACTGAGCTAGATGAAGGCAGGATTGACGCAAACTCAGCTATTGCAGGCACGTTGTTTCAGCAAGCTAAGAATGGCAACACGGCAGCGGCTATCTTTTGGCTAAAGACTAGAGCTAGGTGGAAAGAAACAGACCGCCATGAGATAACTGGCGCCGATGGTCGTGACTTGGTGGTTCGATGGGCAGAGAACTAATACTGCCGTACTCACCCAGACGGGTATTCAAATCATTTCATAACCGCAGCGAACGTTGGGCGTGCTTGGTGGCTCATCGTCGTGCAGGTAAGACTGTTGCAGCTATAAACGACATTATCAGGGCAGGCTTAATGTGCAAGAGCCAGCACCCGTTATTTGCTTACATTGCCCCGTACCGCAGCCAGGCTAAGTCTGTGGCGTGGGATTACCTTAAACACTTTGCAGCGCCTGTACTTGCGTCAAGCAATGAGGCAGAACTAACCATTGAGCTAATAACTGGCGGCAAGATACGTTTGTTTGGGGCTGACAACGCAGATGCAATGCGAGGGCTTGGCTTTGATGGCGTGTTTATGGATGAGTACGGTGACTTCAGGCCAAGCGTCTGGGGTAACGTCATTCGACCTACATTGTCGGACAAGCAGGGTTGGGCCGTGTTCGCTGGTACGCCGAAAGGGAAAAACCAATTCTGGCAAATATTTGAAACAGCTAAGAAAACGCCTGATGAGTGGTTTCATCTGGTGCTTAAAGCGTCCGAGTCTGGACTATTGCCCGACACAGAGCTACGGGCAGCTGCCGCACAAATCAGCGATGACCAGTTCTTACAAGAGTACGAGTGTTCATTTGAAGCGGCAATATTAGGCGCTTTCTATGGTGAGGACATACGCAAGATCACAGATGCCGGTCAGGTTTGCCGTGTTGATTACGATCCGCACCTACCTACTCACACAGCGTGGGACTTGGGATACCGCGACGATACGGCGATTTGGTGGTATCAAGTAGTACGCAACGAAATTCACATCATTGATTATTTTGCAATAAGTGGTGCAAATATCGCAGAAATAGCTAAAATAGTCGTAGAAAAGCCGTATATTTACGGTAAACACTACTTACCGCACGATGCGAAGGCGAAAACACTAGCAGCAGCGGGTAAGTCGGTTATTGAGCAATTAGCAGAGTTTCTAGGCATCAACAACATGGCGATTGTGCCGGACTTGTCGGTGCAAGACGGGATTCAGGCGGTCAGACAGATGCTGCCAATGTGTTGGTTTGATGCAGAGCGCACGCACGATGGGCTAGAGGCATTAAGGCAGTATCAGCGTGAATATGACGAGGATAAGAAAGCGTTTAGGCAAACGCCACGGCATGATTGGACGAGCCACCCAGCTGACGCCATGAGAATGTTAGCGATTGCTTGGAGGTTAGAGCCAAAAGTTAAGCAGCCAGATATGGTTAAGCCGTTGATTGTCGGGCCTGAGAACACAGTAACTTTAAATGATATGTGGGCAACCCACACCACTAACCGGAGTAGAAGATTATGAGCGGCGTACCTTATCCATATGC